TGTATTTTCTTCTGACACGTTGTTCTCCTCCTCTATATTGTTTTCTACAATTGACGCATTATTGTCAATCGCTGTTTCAGACGTTTCGCCTGAAGTCTCTGGGGTTTCGGAAACATCATCAGATTTAGCAAGGTCTGTAACACCAATAAACTTATTTAAAAGTGATTTAACTGTCATAGCTTTTTCTGTATCCTTTGTCTCAACGAAACCAATATTCTTCATGCTAACTTCACATGAAGGGCAGCCTGAATCTTCAACTTCTGAGAGTCTGACAATTCCGTCATTCTCACACCAGTAGACATTTTCAATATCTGCTTTTGTAATTATACCATCTATTTGAGCATCTTTGTTAATCTTCTGAATAGACACAACATTTGCAAATTGATTTGCTGGATTGTCTACCAAAGATAGTTCATTAAGCTCGTAGTCTTTTACAATTCTAATTGTTTTTTCAACATTTTCATCCCAAGAATTTTCAGCATCTTTGATTACTCCACCAATTGAAAATCCAGTTAGAGTTCCATCAAGAACTTTTTCCCAAGTATCTTGAGCACCTTTAGAAATGTAAGCATCTACATAGACACCATTGTATAGTCTATCTGTGCTCTTGTCAAAAAACTTTTCTTGTCTAAAATTAACTACCTTGCCAACTGCAATTGGTTGGTGCATTTCTCTCAAATTACCACGAAATGTTTCAAAGGCTTTTAGACTAACATCTGTAGGAACAATGTCAGATTGCTTGTCAATGTTATCAAGCGTGGCGAATCCAGAAACGGTTCTACGCTCTTCATCTATTTTGGCGATTGGCATAGATAACTTGATATCATCGTTATCTGAAGTCCAATAAGCCTTGTTTAAAGCAGACATCTTATTCCTAGCACTGATCTTCCTTCTCCACCAGGATTTCTTCCTGTTGTGGTAGAAGTTGAATCAGATGCTTCGTTTGTTCTTTGTTGATCTCTTTGTCTTGTTCCAGCCATTTGAGCATTTTGCTCTGCACGTTGTTGAGGGGTCATAACTACTGGAGTATCTCCTTGCGGAATTACTGGCAATCCTAATCTTGGTCTGATATCGTTTGGAACAACAACTTGTGCTCTTAGATATCTTTCATCAATCTGACTTTGAGTATTCTCATCTGTAAGTGTTAGTTCGTTAAACTTTAACAAAAGAATATCTGTCTTTTCTTTGATAAGCTTGTTAATTGTTTTTTCTAAATTCTTTTGTGATGGTCTTGCAACTTGTTCTTTAAATGTTCTATCTGAAACAAGTGCGGATGCAATTGAACTACCAGGATCTGATCCTACTTTAGAGATTGGAACCTGATGTGCCATAAGAATGTCATGGACATTTGAAGTTCTGTATTTATCAAAGGATCCTTCTTGAATTCCATTTTCTACTGGCTCCATCTTAAACTCAACCTTGTTATCCGCAGCATCACCAGGAAGTGGGATGTAAAGAGTTCTATGGTTTTGTCCACGAAGACCAGACTGAAGGAATCTAAATAACTTATCCTCTGCATCAGAAGAAAGCTTCGCACCCTTTAGGGTAACAATGTATCTTGGAACAGCCTTGTTTTCAAAATAATCAATATTGTATCTTGCAGCAAGTTGATCTCCAACAACAGAGGTTGCTGCAGAAACTACGTCTGGAACACCATAGTATGTATTCTTTGGGCTGTACTTCTTGATATGAATTAATTCATTTGGTCTTTGATCTGTGGTAACAGGATTTGCTGTTTTCTTGTCCTGGAAATTTTTAAAATAAACTACTCTTTGATTTACAATCTGAACATAACCATCACGAAGTCTTCTTACACGAACTGTTGTTGCTGGAATATGACCAATGTATCCAATCTCTCCAGTATTCTTTCTACCAATCTCAATGTAACCATTTCCAGTTGCTTCATAATCTGTCATTGCTTTTTCAAGAACGTGAGTAAAAGTATCCTCATCGTTTAACTCTTCTAGCCAATTAGTTAGTTCAGACTTTGCTCGTTCAACTTTTCTCTGTGCTCTAACTCTTTGATTTACATCTTCAATTTCTTCAATTCTTGCTTTAACAATGTCAGACATAATAAAGTTGTACCCAAGACCTACTGTGTTTGCAACCTTTGCATTAATTGCAGCGTGGTTTGCAAAAGAGTTGTCAAAGAAGAACGCTAGTTCATCTAAATTGTATGGTGGAAGAACTACATCAAAAAGACCATAGGCTGTTGTGATATCTTGTTCTGGGAATAGCTGCTTAGACTTTGCACCATCTTGACCCGTGTAAGCCTTACTCATTCTAGTTATTCTTCTTTTAAAGTTTGCATCAATACCATCAAAACTTTTTACCATATCTGCTTCAAGCAAGAAATCGTCTGTCTTATTTGCAGATGGCTTATTCTTATCTAAATTATCTAGTCTTGCAATAGTCTCAGTCATCTCCATGAGTCTTCAGCCCCTTTGCAGCATCTATGAAAGCTCCAGTATCAAATTCATCTGGAATGTATCCTTGAGCCATTCTGTCAATCTGAACAGAATGTTCTTCTTCAGTTATTCTTGTTACTCCTGGCATAAAAACTGCCTTTCCAGGACCAGCACCATAGTGTGCTGCAGCCTGAGTAATTCTATTAATAGCACTAATGTCATATTTTCTGGCAGGAATGTTCATAAAACTTCCATCACCATCTCCAAATACTTTTCCATTTTCCATTTTCCAAACGTATAAACCATGCTCAGAAGTATTTTCTACTACCTTTACTTTTGGCTTGTTTGGCATTTTTTGTAAGCCTTCTATATAATCCATGACATTATTGTACCATAAATTATTGCTTAAACCAAATAAATGTCCCAGTCTGCGTCATTTAATATTACAACAGAATCAGAAGTTACATTAACTATGCTATTATCGCTTCCAATACCTGAAGAAAGACCAGAATATGTATTAAACAATTCTTCTCCGTCTAAAGAAAGAACTGTAATTTCTAAAGACTGCTCATCCAAAACTTGTGTCCAGGTTGCAGAAGATGACCAATAAGACCAATCTTCATCATTAACAATATCCCATTCATCATATACAATAAGGTTTTGTTTGATTGGATTTAACTCTATAAAACTTGCAACATTATCAACCTTTACTCCTGAATATATCTCTATTTCACCAATAATTTGATCAAGTGGTATTGAGTTTTCTTGAAGGGATATAGAGATGCTATTCCATGTCAATGGTTCAATAACTATGTCGTTTACTAATTTTCCATTTAAAAATGATTTTGCAGTAGTAAATTCTGCCCCAGTTTCTGTATCAAAAATTTTAAAGAAGGCTCTTTTCCCATCTTCTTCAGGCACTAAAACAATGTCAAAAGAATCATTTGAACTAAATATTTTTCCAATCTTTTTTCTTTCAGTAAAAGAATTAGACTCGTTATACATTAAAAATATTTGTAAACCTACAACTTCTTGTGCAGGTTTTAAGCTTTGATTTATTGGAACAGAAACACCCTTTACTAAGTTTTCATCAATTTCTGGTAAAACTTCTATTCCAGAATCTCCAGATAAATAAAGGTACGGGGAAGATTCTGTATCAATAATCACAGGAATCTTTCTTTTATATACATACTGGTCTTCATTTTTAACTATTGGATAAAATTTTCCTGCAGCAGGAGTGTTTATTGAGTAAAACTGTCCCTCATCAAAAGATAGTGCAGATAGTCCCATATTTTTTACTGCTACCTTTTCTGAATTTATTCCTTTTGAAGATATTTCAATGTGCAAGGTTATATAATAGTTTGTAAATCCAGATACGTCCTTTGGGGGGTAGATAACTGTTCCATCATTAATTTTATACTTTGTATCCTCTGAAGAAGTTACTTCTCCTAAGTCTAGAATTCTATCCATTCCAATAAGCTCTGTATTTGTAAATTGAGTGTATACAGTCTGACCAATTTCAAGAATATTTTGCAGAGTTACATAAACTTTTGTTGACAAAGACTCTTGATAATTTGAAGAATCTTCATTATATTTTGAAAATATAGAACTTGGCGTATCAATATTAAATTGAATTACATCTAGATCGTACTTTGTTTTTCCATTATCTTGAGTTATAAATTTACCAAAATATGAAAGTGGTATAGAGTTTTCCCAGTATCCAGATACTGCAACATCCAACATAATAGTGGTATTTGTTAATTTAGGAATAAGTGTGTAAGATCCAATGTAGTCATACAAATTTATATCAAAGTTTTTAACTGCAATGCCAGAGGAGTTAAATATTTGAGAGCCATCTTTGTCTGTAAAGAAGTCGTTATTTATTGTTAAAGAAAAAACCTTTCCTAAAAATACATCTTCTTGATTTCCTGCAAAGTTTAATGAAAGAGTGTCTGGTCTTGAAAAAAATGATCCAACTATAGAATAATAGGATTGTTCAATTTTATTAAAATCAATACCAACTGCAAAGTAAGAGTTTGTTGAAATAGAGGCTGAATTTAACACAGTATCATTGTATAAATATTGAATACTTCCAGAGTTAATTGCAACTTCAAAAGTGTTTGCCTGGGCATTGTTTGATATGTAAATTAAAGATTGTCTGGTTGACACATCATCTGATGACTTTAATATAGAGTGAATAGATCTTGTTTGATAGTTTGTCTGATTTAATTTTGAAAAATAAATTGTTCCATAAGAGCCATTATCAATATATGAATCGTTTGGATCCATTAAAATAAATGGATAGTCTTCATCTTGAACTGAATAATTTTCTTCATAGAAGTTTGCAGTAATAGAAGATTTTTGTAAGTTTGATAAAGTGGTGTTATTGTTAAATAATATTTGTGGAAGTTGATAATCTGGTAAAGATATGCCTTGATTATTAGCAACTATATTGTTATAAAATCCGTCTTCCCATTTTGTTCTATCTGGATACCTAATTGTAGAACTATATCCAGAAAACGGGAAGTCTACATAAGATAGAGTTCCATTAAGTGCTCCAATAATATTTTCCTGTTCTTGAACTCCTTGACCAAATACATATCTCTTTTTTGCCACCTGCTCTGCAACGGCGTATGGAAATATTGAAAACGAATCTATCTCATGTAAGTAAATTTTATCATCCGTGTAAAAGCCTAAAAGATCCTCGTCTACTGGTGGAAATGTATTAATGATTAAAGATTCTATTGGAATTGATATTACTTTTTCTCCATTAATCATTAAGAAAATTTCGTTTGGACTTTGGCAAAAATGTACAAGCATTGGTCTATACCATTTGCCAATAAAATAAGATTTTGTATATTTACCAACATTAACTTTTATAAAATCTTTATCAATGTATATACCATCATCAGATGACAGGGGTCCAAAAATTCTTGACTGCCCTGTTTCTTCTGGACTAATTCTTAGCCAAAACTCTGTAGTTAAAGTTTTATTATATCCAAACTGATTTAAAAATCCTTTTCCTGGAAAAATTAAAGATGGAAATTTATTATACTGCTGTTCTGTAAGGTATATTGTTGATCCTGTATTTGTTATATACTCTGCATAGGCTGAAGAAGAAGTAACTGTTTGAAAAACATTTTTATTAAGCCTTATATTTCCACTTGAGCCATAAACCATTGGGGTTCCAGACAGCTGTGCTAATAAGGAATTGTTTAGAGAAAGTGCGTACCCTCTATCGGAATCGTCAAAGCCATATGCATCAATAGATGCAGACTGTATATTATATTCAAAATCTATTAAAGATGATACACTTTCTGGCAGAGTACTTGTAAATATTCCAGTGCTTGTTGAATTATAAGGCTCTGACCATTGACCAACAGAAACTCCATTAAAGTAAATAGAGGTTTCTTGCTCATTTGCATCCACATCTGGATCAAAAACTACTCTAATAAAAGGAACAAAGTTATCGTTAGAAGTTGGATGTGTATGAGAAATTTTTTCCCAGTTATTAGTCTTTAGATATGAATATCTATTATAAAATTCCTCTCCTCCAACAATGAATCCTATATCTACATAAAAAACAAAGGTTTCCTCAGGAATATAAATATAATTTGAAACACATACGCTTCCCTTATTAGGATCAAAATCTAAATAAGATATTGAGGAAGATAAGGAGACTGTAAACTCTACTGTTGCTGCTGAGGCTGTGGCAAGATACACTTTATTTACGTTTAAATTTTTATTTACGTTTAGGTCATCAAAAGGATATCCAGAAAGTGTAAATACAGAAGCTGAACTAATAGCATTGTCAAAATACCAATTAGATTCTGTTATCTGTTTTTCTTCTTGAGAAATTAAAGAGACAAAATAATTTGGCTCATCCATTGACCACAAAGCTACTGGATGTTCTGCATAGACCCTTGAAGCATAAAGATTTGAACGTGTGTAGGACATAGATTACCTCTAGTCTATTTTATCATAGAGACTACTTAGTAATGTCTACAATTTCACATGCCCCAGCAACACAAGATAGCTCCTGGCTTCCAGTTGTTCCATCAGTTGTCTCATATAAAGAAAGCATATCCCAACGAATTGAATTAGGCATCTTACTTAACCAAGACTCGTATTCTTCTTTAGAGACTTCCTGATAAGGAGCTTGCTTATAAGAGTGCTCTACTGCTGGTAAGAAAGATACTCCACCAATTGAGTCAAAGTTATCAAATACCCAAGCTCCTACACGCATCCATTCATCTTCTTCAACATTAACAGTTACACTTGGATTGTGCTCTGTCCAATGAGTTCTGTAAGTCTTCCACATTTCAAGATGGTCAATTGCAGTCAAGTCTTTTGTAAGAATTGCATTTTTTGGAGCCTTGATTGGAAAATAGAATACAGTTGTTGCTTCAGGCTTCATGACATCTGGTTCAAATGGAATTCCAGAGTCTTTCAAGAATTGTGTAAGAGGGTCTTTATTGTCTGCTCTAACGCTTCTTACATAATATTCTGAATACCAAGGATGGATACCAGAGGATACTCCTGTAAGCTGTGAGACAGTTCCTGAAGGCTTTACACAGGTAATTGACACTGAAGGATTGATATTTAAAGACTTAGCCTCTTTATCATTTACTGAAACAGATAGATCTCTCATTTCATCAAGAAGTGCCTCTAGAGCCTTTCCATTTGTAGCAGTAATTTTATTTCCATAAATGCCTGTCAAAGAAACTCCAAGAAGTCTTTCTTCTTCACAGTTATCTCTCCAAGTTTTTCTAATATACTTAAAGTTTGTTAAGGTTGACTGCCAAGTTCCAAGGATGGTAGCAAGGCGAACCTTTTCAAGCAAAGTTTCTTTTGTATCAGATGCTTCAATTACAACTTCTGTAAGGTTACAAAATTCATTTGGACGAAGAAGAATTTCTCCACAAGGATTTGTTCCACCAACTAGACTTGAATCTCTACGACCAAACTTGTCAATGTGCTTTCTAACAGAATCAATGTTATAGATGCCACGTTCTCCAGACTTTGATTCATATAGGTTACGCCATTCACGAAGGAACTGTGCAGTATTTGGCTTAGAGTTGTATACAGCAGAGTTATTTGCTAACGCTCTCTGTCCATTTCCTTCCCACCACTGACCGCTCTTAGCCTTAGCCATTTCAAAGTCGTCAAGATTTGAAAGTGAAATCAAAGCACTTCTGCGAACTCCACCAACAACAACAACTTCTCCAACCTTACACATAAGATCGTGTGCCTCAATAGACTTTAATCTTCTTCCTGCAGCAAGTTTAAAAGTTTCAATAGTGAAATTAAATAGGTCAACAAGTGGATCTGGTCCAGAAGCTCTTCCTCCAAATACCTTTAGTCTTGCTCCTGCTGGACGAACCTTTGATACGTCCCAGTTTGGAATTTGACCCTGGTAAAGAAGTGCAATCAATTCTTTAAAAGCTTTTGCCCAACCAAGCTTTGAATCATCCACAACAATAGTTGTATTTGTTTGAAAGAATGACTCAGCAATTACTGGTAGCTGATTAATATACTTTTGCTCAACACTAAATCCAACACCAGTTCCATTCATTAAAATGTACATAGCCTCATCAAAGGCTCTAGGGCTATCTACAGCAATGAAAGAACAGTTGTATGCTGCGATATGGTCTCTCTCTAAAGCAGGTCCTGCAGTCATCAGTGCCCTCATAGAAGGCATGATGTGATGCTTTAGGATAGCTTCTCTTACTTCATCAAAAATCTTTGCATTTGGACTATAGCCATAGTTTAATACCAAATGGTCTTTCATAAAATTGCAGTATCTGTCAACAGTTTCCTGCCAAGTCTCTCTGCGGTTTTCGCTTTCAATCCAGCGAGCATATCTTGAGATATGGATAAAATTTCTATAAGGATCTGTAATAGATCCATTGGAGTCAATAAATGACATTTGGTAACACGTCCTTCTGATAAAATGTAATAGATATATTCTACACGACTATTCAAGGAGAAGCAAATGGAGTTAACAATTCAAGAGGTAAATTACTATAACGAATTGGTAAAAAATAATAAAGCAACAAAAATAGAATGTCAATTTGATACAGATGATACTGTTGTTTCTAAAGTTGATAGTAATGACAATGTATTCTTCTACTGTTTAGGATGTCATTCATCTTTTTATCCAGGAATTAATTTAATAGAAAAAATTAAAGGATATATTTCTTTAGCTACTTCTTAAAAAGTATTTTTGTATTATTTGTTGGCTCTTGGATATATTTTCTATTTACAAAACTTTTATCCCCTGGTTTTTTAATTTTATCTTTTACAGAAAAAGTATCGAACACAGCTCCAGGATTTAAATAAGAAACAATTCCTTGACCAATTACAAGTGCATAAACTTCTTCATCAATTTCTTTTGAATCATTTGTTAAATTAATAACTAAAGTTGGGCATCTAAAATATGACTCATACTGTTCTCTTGATACAGACTGCTTAGTGACTGGTCTAGTTTTAATTTCTGCTTTTGAACACTGGTAATAAATTTTGTTTGCAAGATCTTCCATACCTTCAACATTATTAAAAATATGTGCGTTCAGTCTTTCTTCTGCTGGATATTCTGGAATAAAAAGACTAATGCAAAAGTCTGCATTTTGTTCATGGACTGCTAGGTTGTAAGGGGTATTTTGTCTAATATATTTTTTTAAAAAAGTTTTAACTGGTTCTGAATATTCATCGCTTTTAATAAATAGTTTAGCCATACATATATTATAGTGCAAGAATTTTTCTTAATACTTCATCCCAGTCATAACCTCTTTGCTTCATAGAGAATTGCTCAGTTATGATTTCACGATTCTTGGTTCTTTCTTCAAGCCTTGTTTTTGGATTTAAAAGTTCTGTCATATGACCAATCCACTCATCAGGTGTATTTGCAATTCTTCCAACTCCAGAATCAGCAAATAGTTGATATTCTGGAAGACCGCCAGATGCGATAAAAGGAATTCCTGCTGCTGCATTTTCTAGACCTTTAAGGTATGACTTAGCATGATTAAATGGCACATCTCTTAATGGAACAATTCCAACATCCATTTTTCTATAAAGTTCTGGAACGCCTAGCATTGTTTTCATAGGCTCTACTGTGCATAATCTCTTATCAATTCCAATTTGTTGTGCTGCAGTTGGAGCATTAATAATATTTCCTGCATGATGAAACTTTAAATGTTTTTGTTTTAAAAATTCTCCAAAGAATGGATTGAGGGTTTCTAGATCTCCAGATCTCCATGGGGTTGCACCAACCCAACCAAAAGTAGGGAGCCAGCCCTTATGATCATTTCGCATATTCCATCGCTCAAGATCAATGCCATTTCTTACAATAAATATTGGCTTTTCTGGATATTTTGCTTTATAAAAATCATACAGGAATGGGGTAGATGTAATTAAAGCATCTGCCTGATCCATAATTGCAACATAATGATCTCTATTATTATTTGGATTAGATTCTGGACTTGTTGTTTTATAGGCAAGATTTGTTTCTTCAAGACCTTCCATATGATCATCAATATCAACAACAATCTTTTGACCAAGCTCCCTTGCTCTTTTAACATGGTCAACAAATCTTTCAAGCATAATAAGTTTTAAAACAACAATATCCCAACCATGGATTGCTTTTTCTTCTGGTAATAAAATTCCAAAAGCGTGTTCTTCACTAAATCCTGGAAGACCAATTCCACTTTCCCAACCATGCTCCTTCAATTGCTTCATTGGCAAGTAACATCTATACCAACCACAGCCGTTTGGTTGTAATGGTTTTACACCAAATGACCAGTCATAAGTTAGAAAAGCAATTGTCGGAGTTGGCATAGGTTGTTACTTCTTTGTAACTTTCTTAGCTGCCTTAACAACTTCTGCTGCAACTTCTTCTGGAGTTGAGTTTCCAGAAATCTTTCCAAATGCAATATCATTCTTATTAAAGAATCTGATTGCAACTGGAGCAAATGCAGCTACCAAAGCGTAGACATATGTATATGGATCAGTATTTCCTGACATATATAGTGCAAGTGCTGCACCTAAAAATGAGCGACCATACGATTGCAACATTTCTTTTTGTGACTTTGTTAACTTGAGTACCATGTTAATTCTCCTGTCTATAGTACTTTGTAAAAGTATATCTTAAAAAATTAATATTGTCAAGACTAGATTAAAATAGCTGTCTTCCCATTATTGCTTTTACTTCTATTTCAGTTAAACCCAAAGCTATTAACTTTTGTTCTGCAGTTCTTAATGCATCATGATATTCTTTTCCATCTGTATCAACTGGTACAAAATACCATCCAACTACCCCTGGATTGGATCCAAAGTTATTTGACAACTCCCAAATATCATATCCATTAGAAGCTTCTTTTGAAACTTCATCAACTTTTCTAAAACTTATAGCCATTTTATTCTCCTATATCTTAATTATATAGTGTAATGCTATATAAGGTTGTAAATTTGATAATGAATCACTTGTATGTTGTGGGACAGTAGTTGTATGGGCATGGCTTCCACCAGCAATTGCTGAATGTGCATTATTATTATTATTTGTTATGCTAACACTGTGTGAATGATTTCCAGAATTAGTAGATATGTTTGTAGTAGTAATTGCATGATCATGGTCTCCACCAGCTGAAACCGCAAAGTTATCTGCATGAGCATGACCTATGTCTTGCAGTGTATTAGAAGTACTACCAGAAGCTACTTTTCTTCCTGCAGTATTATTTGCAGTTACAGACCCAGTTTGTGTATGACCATGATTTCCAGAATTTCCAGTATTGGTAATTTGATTTGTAGAGTGTCCGTGATCTCCAGCACCAGTTTCACTTATAGAATTTGCATGACTGTGAGAATTCATATTGTGACCGTGACCATCATGATTGCTTGAACCAATTGCACTACTTTCTGCAATTGTGTGTTGGTGAGCCATTGTTCCACCAGTTTCACCACGAGTATCAAATTCTACTTGAGAACCATCTATTCCAACTACAACTTTTCCCTTTAAATTTGGAACATTAAAATTTGCACCAGATCCTCCAAAGGTATAGCCAATTACATTAAATAATGTTGTATATGCAGCAGATCCGTAAGAGGTTCCATCACAAAGTAGCCATCCAGTTGGAGCAACTGAACCAGAGTGTATTGAAATCATTCCAGTTGGGGTATTAGTATTTATCTGTGTTTGAATTGAAGATGTTACCCCATCTAAATAACTAATTTCAGTTGAACTAACATTTCCAATAGATGTTGTTGAAGGCAAGGTTGCTGTCCCAGTAACATTTGGAGAACTAATTGATGGAGATGCAATATTTGGACTTGTCAAAGTTTTATTAGTTAAAGTTTGAACTGTTCCAGTTCCAACAACTAGATTACCTGCACCAATACCATGTACGTCTGAGATAGCACCAGTATGTCCATCAAAAGCAGCATCATTTGCAGAAATTCTTGTATCAAAATCTACAATAGTTGCATGAAGACTTACATCTCCAGTTGTATTTCCATCTGTAGAATCTCCATAGAAAAATAACTCAAGGGCATTTCTAATATCTGCAGCTTCTTCTAGTTCTGGCACATATGTATCAAAAGTTGTGTCATCAAAGCCTTTGCTAGAACTTATTTTTTCTGCCATATTAAGCACCTACTCCAGCAGTTATATAAAAGTTTACAGGAGTTGCAGAAGAAGATATAAAAGATACTGATCCAGAAGAGAACTCAGATCCTTTTAGTTCTGCAATAAATGTTTTAACAGAAGACACATCCGCAATTTCTTTATTAGAAACGGATACAAATGCTGGATTATCTAATTCTGCAGTTGCCTGGACTAAAATAGTATTGACGTTCAAACCTTCTGGAGCATTAGAATAAAAATCTGCTAAAGGAATGGATATCGATCCAGTTCCTGAAGTAAAGTTTACTAGCTTTTGAATGCTATGAGATATAGGTTGAAATTTTAAAATTGGTTGCCAAGAGCTACCACCAGGAACTGCATTAAGCTTATAGACTACTCCATAATTTCCGCCAAGAAGTCTATTGATGTAAAGATCATTTACTTTTGCATCCACAAGACTTGATGCATTCTGTGCAGGAGTTCCTACTCCAGAGTAGAACTGAGAACCTCTTTCTCCTTGTGGACCAATGTCAACACTTACAGATACTGAGGCAGGTGGTCCAACTACAACTAATTCATCATTAGATATAATAGTATCTATTGCCATATTATGTTACCGCCACATCTTGTGTAACATTTATTGTTCCAGTTAGTAATGTAAAGACTTTTCCAAAAGATGCAGCAGCTGAAGCTGTTGTGTTTTCAATCTGTACGTCATAAAAGTACGTTCCAGCAGTTAGCTGCCTACCACCATCTGGTTTAATCGTGCAAGAAATATGGTCTCCATCTTCAACTGTAGCCAGAGCATCGTTTGAATCAAGAGAAGAAATTACAGAAGCTGATGCAGAGCCTCTAGCTGTTGCTACTAAGAAAAGAGGAGTATATTCGGAAAGATCATCAAAAACTCCACCAGTAGAATTTTTAGGGTATACAAAAAACTCAAAAGTGTCACCAGCATAGTAGTTAAAATTATATGTACCTGGAAATGCCATAGTTAATCACCTTAAAATATTATACCACGTTGATAGATTATAGTTCTAACTCTAGCTGATCTCTAGCTGGAATATTAAACCTTGGATTTGGATCTTCCCATCCAAAACCACTAGATCTTTCATATCTTCTTAGAGCTAAAATACAGTCAATAACTCCAAGTCTGTACTGTTCTGACTGTCTATCTGGATCATCAATTCTATTTGCATATCTAAGGTCTAATAGATCATAAAGTGGTCTATAAACATTTCTAAAATTAAATAAAGAATTTATAAACATATTTGACACTGGTTCTGCCATTCCAGCTTTTTTAAGTTCTGCAACAGAAAGTTCTGCCATATACATCATTTCTGCTGCAACCATATTGTCAACACAGTATGTAAATATTGAATAAATAATTAATGCTCTAACTTGATCTTCTGTAAGACCATTTATTTCTTTACCTGCAATTAGTTCTTGAGCTTTTTCATAACTCATATCCTGCCAAAGCTCTTCTTTTTCATGAGACAAAACTTCATCTAAATACTTTTCAATATTTGTTTGATGAAACTTTTCGTGATCATGAATTTTATTTTCAGGATCCATTACATGGGTATGTCTATAGCTAAATTTTCCAATATGCTCGTGATTCTCTGCATCTGGATGAGTGTGATTATGTTCTGGCATTACTGTCATTTTTTAGTCCCATTCTTTCAGCACTCTAAAATTATCTTTATATCTATTCTTCATATATCTTTCAGCTTTTTTCCAAATTCTATTAAGTGAAGGATCGTACTTTTTAATTTTGTGTCCCCAAGAATCTCTCTTAAATGGAATAATTTGAATCATTGGAGTTCCTGCTGGAATAATTCCTTCAAAATCTTTTCTTAAAAAGAATGGAAAGTTTACTGCAATTGGATGATTGTCTGTATCAACAATTGCTGGTAAACATTGAAATGGTAAGTCGTCTCTTAAAACTGGTGACATAAAAATTGAAGAATATCCCTTTGGGGTTTGTATGATCCAGGGACTAATAAACTTATATCCTATTTGATGAAACTCTTTAGGAATATTAAAAGCATCATACTGTAATGGTCCGTGACTTTCAATACAAGTATAATCATTTATAGCCCAGGAGAAGCTTGCATCTCCATCTGAATTAATTGAAACATATAAATCTGCAGGGGTTTTAATTACATATCCAGCAGTAATTAAATCAAATACTGGCATACAAGCTTTTATAGTTGTATTATATGTTCCAGTATCTGTAAGTAATGTCTTTTCTCCACCAGTATATCTATTTTGTTTCTTATACCATTCTGGAATAATATCCTTAGCAGGAACTGGATTATCAAAAACATCTTGATATTCTTGCTTTACTGGATAAAAATTAACAACATTTTTCTTCATATATTTCTTTCTTTTAAGCTTTTATAAAGTATAACACATTTGCATAAGGAACGCCAAGTGCATTTGGTGACGAGTATGTAACAGATCCAGTATTTGCACTATTGGTAATATTTGCAGAATGTGTGTGAGAAACAGCAGTGTTGTATCCTGTATTATGATATAAAACACCACTATGGGTATGGTTGTTGCCATATCCATCACCAAGAGAGTTTGCATTTAAACTAACATTATGTGAATGATTTCCATTTAGTCCACCTCCAGCAGTTCCACCTGGTCCATTTTTATTAACATTTGGTCCAATAGTTCCTGAACTAGAAACTCCACCATGACCATGTGCGTTTTCTCCAGTTACGTTTCCAACATCGTTGTAAGAAAGGGTATGATCGTGTGAAGTATTTCCTGCATTTATTCCAAAGCTGTTAGTTGTGGCTGTTACTGTATGTGTATGAGATATAGAAGTAACTCTTGTTCCAACTGTGTTTACATTGTAAAAAGTATTTGAAGTGCCAACTATAGATAGTTTATCGCTTGTTAAATTAGGAACTTGAAAAGAAGCAGATCCACTTCCTCCATACAAAGTTCCAATAACACCAAACAAAGCTGTATATTGAGGACTTGCAGAAGCATTTAAAGTTCTTCCATCACACGGAATTAGTCCAAGTGTAACGTATGACGTATCACTATATTCTGAAAAAGATCCTCCAAGTGTGATTATTCCACCTGTTGGAATATATGCATAAGCTGAAGACGTATCTATACTATCTGATTTAAAATCTACCATAATTTTATCCTTATGTCTTTATAAGGAAATACACCTGCCTAATATCTGGATATTGTGTATTATTTATATTCATACTGTGTGTTACTGATGAAATATTTGTAGAATGATTGTGATTATGAGTTAAATTATAACTATGCCAGTTTGCGTAGTGTGCATGAGTGTCTCCTGCTCCACCAGATGTTCCAGACCAACCTGCTCCACCATGAGAATGTCCAGTTCCACCTCCTGGACCAGAAGCATATGGACCAGTTGGACCAGGTGCTCTTGTTCCAGAAGACCCCCCAGAGTTAGAAGAAGTATTTGTATTTCCACTTGAATTGTGAGCATGGTTATTTGTATCATTATTAGAAACTGATTGATGAGAGGCGTGTGTATATGGAGAGTTGTGACTATGATTGTAACCTCCAACAGAAGTGGCATTTACAGCTATTGTATGAGTATGACCAAAAGTATTTGGATAAGCTGGCTCACTAGATATAGTTGAAAATGGCATTCTTTCCTGTGGATTGTTTGTTAAATTATAAACAAGTGGAGGAAGCCTAAATGTAGAGCCAACAAGTGATCCATATGTGGTTCCTAAATGAGCATATAATTCTGGATAGTCTGCTGTATTAACATACCTTCCATCGCATAATAGCCACCCATCTTCAATAGTTGTATTAACTTTAATAATAATAGTTCCAACAGGGTAGTTTTGAATAAATCCATTTTTATCTAAAGCTGCATTTGATCCTAATTTTAAATTTGCCATATTAAAATCCTCATACCTTCATTATATAATTCATTATAATAAATGGAACTATAACTCTTTCTGTGTTACTAGTTGTTCCAGTTGGACTAGATAATATACTGTGATTAGTATTATGAGCATCTGTTCTATCTGAAGTTCTTAATCCAAATCCTGCGTGATTATGACCACCAACACCTGCAGCACCAAAGTTAACGCTACCCGATCCATTGTGTGAATGTGGTCTGCTTACAAATGCAATTGGACCTCCAGAGTTTGTGCTATTTGCAAGAAGATTGTTTGCTCCAGATCCAGATCCGAAAGACGTGCTAACAGAATGACCATGAGACGTTCCATTTCCACCATAAGAAACACCAGTATCAACACCGTCATGAGCATTAGTAGTTCCAGTAAAATTAAAACTATTTGTACTATAATTGTGTCCATGTTCTGAATTTATTGCAACACCAACATTAGCTGGGTTAGCATTTGGACTTTTAACAAATCTTCCTCTTAAGTCTGGGGTTCCACTTGTTCCATCACAAATTGCCCAACCAGTTGGTGCAGTAGTTCCAGCAAATGGAATTATATCTCCAGTTTTTGGAAGAGAATTTAGTCCAGATGTGGAAGATCCTGTACTTTTAAGATCTAAATTTTCTTTTAATTTTAAATTAGCCATTATACTGCTACCTCAATTAAAACTACTTTTGCTGTTGCATTTGTTGTTGCAGCATCTGTAATTGTAGCAAGAAGTTCTAAATTAGATCCAGATATTGCTGCAGATATTGTTAATGGAATTGCACCAGTAGTGGATTCAAGGATTGCATACTCTGTCATTTTTACAGTTGTTCCATCATGAATTAATAAAACTTTAGACGAGTAATAGTCTGTTCCCTGTGTAATTTGAATTAGTGCTTCTGCTGTTCTAGAAGTTGCAATTGCAAAAGATTCAATAGCTGTTGCTGAATTTGTTGAAATAGAAGTAGTAGTTGTGGACAATCCACCACCACCACCAGACGGAGTAGCCCACTCGATTGCAGTTGCACCAGCATTTACAGTTAAAACTTGTCCAGCAGTTCCAAGGGTTGTTAATCCAGTTCCACCATAAGAGTAAGCTAAAGCGTTTGTAAGATTTAATGTTGGAATACTTACAGTTCCAGTAAATGTTGGTGAAGAAATAGCTGCATACGTTGTAGAAGCAGAAGACTGTGTTAAATAAGTTGAGGATGCAGAACTTGTTGTTAAATAGTTAGAGGCTGTTTCAACTGCCATAGTTCCAAGACCAAGATTTGTTCTTGTTGTAGACTGATCTGTTACTTCAAGTGCTCCTATTTTTAATGTGTCAAAAGTTGCACTTGTAAAATCAATAACATTGTTTGTTGGATCTAAAAGATTTGAAGCTAACTTCCATTTTCCAGAATCTGATGCATCTCTGATAAGTCCAGTATGATAATATGCTGACGAGCTATGATTTAATGCTGCAAATATACCGATATCTACAGAGTCATTTGGATTACTTTCAGCAAGATAAATTAAAGGATCTGTTACAACTAAATCAGTTACATTTACATAAGTTAAAGATCCACTAATAGACCCTGTAATATTAATATCTCCACCAATATATACATTATTGTTTACATATAAATCTTCCCCGATTCCAACGCCACCTGTGACAATTAATGCACCAGTTGATGTTGAAGATGCAGCAGTTGAATTTGTAATTGAAATAGCGTTTGAAGAAGTTGCACCCCTATCTGTAACAGTTTCAAGAGTATCTGACTCAGTTGTTAAATAGCTTCCAATAGGCTGATATGTAGAGGAAGCAGACGCTTGAGTCAAGTATGTAGAAGAAGCAGAAGACTCTGTTAAATACCCTGCAAAGCTAACATTTTGCCAAGATACACTTCCACTATTTGTTTGTAAGAATTTTCCATCATTTCCAGTTTGATCAGGGTAGGATGCTCCACCAGAAACTGTTTCATTTACCCACTTTGAAGTGCTTGTGTCCCAAACAAGTGCTTGTCCGTCTGTAGGAGTTCCAGTAATTACAACATTTGAAAGACTATCTATAGAATGATTATGACTTGTTAATGAATAACCTGCAGTAGCATGATTTCCCCAGCCATATGCTGTATTCCAAGCTGAAGTTGAAGCAGAAGTAATGCTAAAAGCATCTGAAGCAGTAAACACTGGATCTGATTCTGAAGTTATATAAGTATTTGAATCTACTGACCAAGATCCAGATCCGTTTGTTTTTAAGAATCCAGAAGATCCCGAAATTGCAGCAATTGCTGTTAAATCTGAATCTAATGGTTGGTATATTGTTGAAGCACTTGATTGTGTTAAATAGCTAGACAAGGTTGATGCTAATGCATCTATTGCTCTTTGATTTGTAAAATAAAGATTTGTTACACCTTCATCCAAATCATTTGTGTCATAATTTGTCATTCCTAAGAATGCAGTATTTTGTTGACTTGTATCAGGGAATTGTAAATATGTTTTTGTAAACTTATACATATTAAGACCTGAAACATCCCCTGGTCTTATATCAATACTTCCATCTGTATTAATATTTATTTCTGCAAAGGTAGTCATTAAGTCAATTTCTCCACTTAGTCCAGCAGATGCAGAAACATTTATTTGAAATTGATTATTATTAATTACTGATGGAGTTTCTACAGAATTAACTACTGTCAAATCTCCACCAAGTATTAAATCACCAGTTTTTGTTTGTACTGATGCAGATGTATTAATAAGACCTGCTTCAGCAGAGGTTTGATTAATCCATAAACCAGAAGATAGGTCATATGCCAATAATTCGTTATCTGTTAGGTTTCCGTTATTTTCAATAGAGACACCATGAAGTTCATTTAATTCATATCCATTTTGAATATTAACAAAGATTTCTCCAGAAGATGGATGAGCTTTTACTACATAACCAATAAATACAGAATGTGCTGGTTCTGCTGGAATAGTTGTAGTAAAATTGCCAGCAGTAGTAGATAACCAAATGGGAGCACCTTCTGTAAGACCATCAGTGTTTACTCCACGAAGAACACCAAATGTTGTTACAAATCCTTCTGCACCGTCTGTGATTGCTTCTGCAGTAACTCCAAAAGTTTTTGATGAAGTTGATTCAGTGTCTGCATCTGAAAGAGTAATTGTTGGTCTTTGTCCTTGAGCACCATTAATATAAACAACTTTACCTTTAGCAATAGTTGACCCAGTTGCATTTTTTACAAGGGCTACCTGCTCTTGTCCAAGACCTAGCTCAACATTTGCATTTAAAATTGTTTTAAGAATATTATCTCCACTGTCCCAAAATATTGTTCCAGCAGATGCTGAGGAAGTTTCAGGGGTGGTATCAAAAGTAATATAATCTGGATATGTAATAGAATCAACAGATATTAAAGATCCACTTGTATTTAAATTAATAACATTATTAGCATCATCATATGTTGCTATAACATTTGTATTAGTTGCACCTGTAAACATTGGGGCAACATAATCTTGAACTTGTTCTTGAGATAATGAAACTGTTCCATTTACTTCTACCCAATAAGTTCCATCATATACATAAAATTCACCAGTATCATTTTTATACCAGGCATCCCCAATCGCTGGAGATACTGGTTCTGTGGTAGAAACTGTTGTCTCTGAACCTCCACCTGCACCAAGTTCAGA